ACGACAGACCTCAGCGCGGCGGAGGGTGCGGGCTGGCGCGCTCACCTACACAAGAGCGGGCTTTATGTAAATCTGCGGGCCATGCGCGGAGAGACCGGGATCACCACTTGGCCGCCCGGACTGGCGAGTGGATTTTATGACGGCCTGGCCTTGAGCTTGGGAACCGGATTTAACGGAACGAACAACTGGTACGACCAAGCCGGAGTGCCAACCTTTTTGTCGAGCAGCGTCTACTACCCACTTGGGGTGATGGGCATCAACACCAAGAATCCGGGACTGCCCGCGCCGTTCAGCATGGCACCCTTCACGCGCTATCATTTTTTTTCCACTGCCGACAACGTCGTTGTCGTTTTGGAACGCTCGCCGCTGAATTTCGGAGTGTGTGGATGGGGGCCGTCGCTCACGAAGACCGGGGGGGCCTGGACGGGGGGGCAGTACTTCTTTGGCAGCGTCGGTGTTTTCTTCGCCAGCTCACAGCAAGTGAACACGGGAGGATGCCCGTTCTCCTGCTACGGCTGGTCCGACCAAGACGCGACTGGCTTTGTGCGTGCCGATGTCGACAGCTATACCGGAGCGTGGGTTGCGAATTTCGGAACACAGGAAGCCAACTACGGCAAGCTCTGCAGCAGCGGAATTGCCGAGACCGTAAACCCGCCTCAGGATCTTCCTTCCGTCTACCAGCTGGTGCGCCGGTCCTTTTCGAATCTGAACGCCCAGGCGAACCTGGTGCCCGTCGACATTTACGCTCACCGCGACGGCGGCGGCTATTCGCTGCTGGGCACCGTGCCCAACGTGTTTGCGACCAATGCCGCGACCTATGGGAATTTTTCATCCGGGACGGTGTACTCGATTGGCGCCGACAACTACATGATTTTCGGCGGGAACATCTCTGGTCCAGAAACACCTGGCTTCGCGATTAAGAAAACGTAGATGGCAACCTTCACAGCCCAGATCGAGACCCCGATGGTTCAGATAGAGGCCACGCACCTCGCGTTCAATCACGCGACCGCCACGCCGCAGCAGCTCTCCGTTCGCAGCGCGGAGTTCAGCGCGCCAAAGTCCATCGGCAGCCCAGCGGCACCGGCGCGCACGAATCGAGCCGGCCTCATGGTAGAGATGTTCGGAGGCTCCTGCTTATTCGAGCGCGTACTGATAGTGCCGCAGACGGTGGCCCTGGGTCCGGTGCTCACGCAGCGCACCATCGCGGTCGATCTGTGGAACACCTACCGCAATGTCGAAAAGTTTCTGACCTCTGTGGTCATAAGCGGACCTGGCTCCGCGCAGGTGACCCCTCCCACGCTTCCGCTCGGCTTTGCGCCGCTCGGATTCATTGCGCAGAACGTGGTTTACCCGACCGTGGGCGATCCGATCATCGCCGACAGCATCGACTTCGTTTTCCCTGGGCAGGATGGCACGACGCTGGTGGTCACTGGGAACAGGCTTGCTGTCATGACCATCGAGCCGAATTGGGACCCGGACGGAATCACCGAGTGGCCTCAGATCTGGATGACCGGCGTCCTGAAGGCGCTTGACGACAGCGAGCAACGCGCACAGCTGCGGACGCTCCCGCGCAGCAAGGTCAAGTTTCGCGTCACCCCAGATCGCCTCAGCAAGGCTCTCCTGGATGCTCTGCTGTGGGGATGGCAGGACCAGGTGTACGGGGTCCCGTTCTGGCCCGACGCTCATCCCCTAACGGGTCCCGCGTCGCCGGGCGACACCGTTCTGCTACTCGATACGAGCAACCGCGGATTCGTGGCTGGTGGACTCATGATGGTTTGGCGCAATCCCTTTACTTATGAGGCGATCAACATCGTGTCGCTGGTGACGGGCGGCGTGCAGGTAGTGGCGAGCGGCATCGCCAACGCTTACGCGGCGGATGGAAACTCTCTCTGCGTTCCAGTGCGCCGCGGGAGGCTCGCCGATCTTCAAGACATCAAACGCACCACCAGCCGCGTCGCTGAAGTGGAACTGACTTTTGAATGCGAGGTGGTCTGAATGGCCTTCCCCTCGACTCAATACCGCAGCTTGGACGTCCTGGACCTGGAGCCAAACGCGGCGTACGCGAATGACACCGCGTACCGGCGCTCGTTGCAGAGGCTCGATCCTGGGCCGGGAGCGCTCCTGGTGATCGACCGCTCCGGAGTGGCGACGCTCGATGCCAAGGCCGTGCCTTTTATGCTGCAGAGCCGCGCGGAGATCTCAAACTTTCTGACTTTTCTCAGCAACCGCAAGGGCAGGCTGAATCCGTTCTGGTTTCCGACGTGGCAGGCGGACCTGGTGCTCAACGCGGCGGCCTCTGCGGGAGGGACTGGGATCTCCATCGTGAACACTGGCTACACCCGGTTCCAGTTTCCAAGCGTGGCCCGCCGCGACCTGGCGATTATTTTCCTCGATGCCTCCGCCATTCTCTATCACCGCGTGATCACCTCAGCGGAGGTCGGAGGCGGACTCGAATCGCTTGGCCTGGAGCACCCACTTGAAAGCAATATCGATCCGAGTACTGTTCTGATTTCGTTTCTGCCGTGCTCACGGCTCGCGGTCGACGAGACTCCCGAGTTCCGATGGGAGACGACGTGCGTGGTGGAGGCGACGCTGCAAATTCAATCGCTGCCCGGAGACACTCCAGCATGAGCTACGATTCCATCGAGACCAGTCCCTACGGGAGTCAACCGTTCGAGTTGTACGCGTTCTCCACCGCGGACCAGGCATGGTATTTCACCAGCGGCGATCAGCCGATCACCTACCTGGGCAATCTCTACACCCCGGAGGTGATCAAGCGCACGCCAACGAACCAGACGTCAGAAGCGAAGTCAGGAACGGTGCGCGTCACATTGCCGAAAGAGAACCCGGTTCCACAGCAGTTCGTCTCTTTCTGTCCGTCGACGCCGCTGTTCGTGGTGATCTACCGGGGGCACGGCGGGGACTCCGATGTCGTGGTGAATTTCACCGGGCGCGTGACCATCAATCGGTTCGGCGACTTTGGGGAGTTGAGCTGCATCCCCGAGAGCGACTTCCTCAAGAACAACATTCCAGCGGTCAAGTTCCAGGCTCCCTGCAATCACTTCCTCTACGACGCGGGCTGCACTATCGACAAGGCTCTGTTCCTGGTGCCTGGCACGGTAAGCGCTCTCGATCCCACCGGCATGATCCTAACCGTCGCAGCGGCGGCGACGAAACCTGACAATTGGTTCACCGCGGGATACGTCGAGATCGGCGAGCAGCGCCGGATGGTTTTGCTGCACAACGGCACGACACTCACGTTGCTCGCGGCGCTGTTTGGAGTGGAGGTGGGCTCGCAGGTGAATCTTTATGCCGGGTGCATGCGCGACTTCCACACCTGCGTCGCAAAGTTCAGCAACGGCAAAAACTTTCTGGGCTTCCAGTGGATACCTACGAGGAACCCTTTCAAAAACCCCTTTTACTGAGGCGCGTTATGGTCTTCTGGCTAATCATCGAGCTTGTCCTGCTGGTCGCATCCACCGTGCTCACGGCGATGCTCGCCAAGAATCCCGCAGGGATTGCGAGCGCGCTGGGCGACTTCACGGAGCCAACGGCGGAAGAGGGCCGGGTGATCCCGGTGGTTTTCGGAACAGTCCTGGTGAAAGGTCCGAACGTCACGTGGTACGGCGACCTCAAGGTCACCCGCATCCGTCAGGGCGGCATCCTGGGCGTCTTCAAGAAAACGGTTGGTTACAAATATTTCATGGGCATGCAGCTGGTGCTCTGCCACGGGCCGGTCGATGCGCTAGTCGCTCAGGGCTACGTGAACAACCAGACCGGAGCCCACGTAGGCGACGGCCAGGTGGTGGGAGTTTCAATTCCTCCGAACGCGCACCCTCAGACCTGGACTCTCACCTGCAGGATTGACACCACCAAGTTTACCGTGGTCGGTTCGATTGATGGAGCGGGATCGGATGCGACGGTGGGCGTGCCCTACTCCCACTCGCAGATCGCTTTTACCGTCGTGGCAGGCCCGACAATTCCGTTCCAGACCGGCGACCAGTTTGTTTTCGATACGGTGGTGCCCTCCGGCATCTTCGCAAGCCTCAAGGCTGTGACCTACACCCAGAGAGTGGTCCTCAACGGCGCGGATGAGAACTACATCGATATCGAGATGAACAGCAACAAGCTATTCGGAGGGGATCTCTCCGGAGGCGGCATCGCGGGCAGCGCTCAGCTATATCGCGGGCTCCAGACTTCGCTCCCCGATCCGTATCTGGGAATAAAGCTTCCTGATGCGAACCCGGCCCCGGCCTACCTGGGCCTCTGCCACTTTGTGATGCGCCAGTGCTACATCGGCACTCAGACCACCACGAACGACATGGCCTTCGCGATTCAGCGATGCCCCGATCCGCTCGCACAGGGAAACGGCAACATTAACGGCGACGCCAACCCCGCGTGGATGATCTGGGACTGGATGACGAATACCGTCTATGGGCTTGGCGTCCCGACCGTGCGTTTCGATTCAGCCAGCTTCATCGCAGCCGCAGCCACTCTCTTCACGGAAGGGATGGGCATGAGCACGCAGACCGACACCGAGACCGGGGGCGATCAGACGATCAGCGAGATTCTGCGCCACATCGACGGCGTTCTGTTTACCGATCCCGCGACTGGACTGTGGACGCTCACGCTGGTGCGCTTCGATTACGACCCCACCACTCTTCCGACTCTGGACCAAGCCGACATCCTGGAGCCGCCTGAGATGTCCCGCATCTCCTGGGAAGAGACGTTGAATGAAGTGAAGGTGAAGTACATCGACCGCAGCCTGTTCTTCACTGAGCGTGTGGTGCAGGCGCACGAGTCCGCGAACCACGCAGTGCGCGGAATGGTGGGCAGCGGCACGTTCGAGTTCTCCGGATTCACCAATAGCTCCACTGCCCAGTTCGCTGCGACACGGGAATTGAAGACGCACACTTACCCGCTTGCGCAGCTGAAGGTGATAGCCAACCGAAAGGCGTGGAAGTTTCGCATGGGCGGAGTGTTCCGTTTATCGTATCCCCCGCTCGGCATCGTGGACATGGTGGTCCGCATCGGCGCAATCAATTACGGAGCGCTGGAGGATGCGCGGATCGAGATCAGCTGCGTCGAGGACATCTTCGCCATTTCGAGCACCGGCTACCTGCCACCGCCATTCCCCGGCTGGAACAATCCAGTTGGCCCTCCGAACCCGCCCATCGCGCAGCGCTTGATTGAGATGCCTTACGTGCTGGTCGCGCCGTCGACGAGTCGTTTCGTGATGGCGATGGCCGCGCGCGCAGATCCGATCACGCCAGCCTTCAGCATTCTTTCTTCCGGCGTCGACAGCAACGACGACCAGCCCTTCACTCCCTACGGAGTGCTTAAATCCGCGTACCCGGCTCGCACTCCGATGGACGACTCCACGGGCTTTGTTTGCGCCGCCGCGCCTCAGGTCGATCTCGACCTGCTCACCGCGGTTGACCCGTCCCTCCGGCTGCAGGGGATGAACGTTTGCGTGATCGATAACGAGATCCTTGCCTTCACCACTCCGACTTTCAATCTGGACGGAAGTGTGAACTTCGGCGGCGTCCTGCGCGGCCTCTATGACACGGTGCCCGCCGATCACGCGAGCGGCGCTGCGGTGTGGTTTTTCTGCGAGGGCGCGGGCCAGGTGAACCAAGGGCCGTTCCCGACGGATGAGTCTCTCAGCGTGAAGTGTCTCCCGGTCAACAATTACGGAGAGGTCGATCCGTCGCTGGTGACGGCGGTCACGCTCACAACCGTGAGCCGCGCGCAGAACCCTTACCCGCCCGGCGATGTTCTGATTAACGGCGTTTCGTATCCCGAAGAGATTTTCGGCGACGCGGTAATGACCTGGGCTGACCGCAACCGGGTAACGCAGGGACAAGCCGGTCTCAGTCAGAGTGCGGGCAGTGTCGCTGGCGGCGTCGAGGGCAACTACACGATTTCCATCTTCATTAACGGTGTTCTGATTCGCACGCTGACCGGACAGACCGGGAACACTTTCACCTACACCGCGGTCCAGCGCCTGCTCGACAACGCGGACGGAGGGTTGCCCACTTCTATCGTGATCACCCCGGTCAACGGAGCGCTGGTCGGCAACTCACGCACACTGACGTTCCAGATGACTGGCCTGGGCATGGCGCTTGGGATGTTCCTTGGAGGAATTCAGCAATGAGCATCAGCTTCGGACCCAAACTCGGATTGATCATCGACGGGCTGCAGGGCGACGGGCACTACGCAGCGATCTTGGCTCTGTTCCGCGCGCTCGATCAGTTGCCGTTCCTCTCTGTCATAAACAGAACAACTACTGCGCCTCCAGGCTCGCCAGCGAATGGAGCAGCGTACATCGTTGCCACGGGCGGAACCGGAGCCTGGAGCGGGCACGATAAGTCCGTCGCGGTGTGGACGACCGACAATCCCGCCGCGCCCTCCGGCGAGTGGGAGTTCTACGCTCCGCAGCAGGGATGGCTGGCCTGGTCGGTCGCTGATGCTGCGTTCTATTCCTACTCTGGTACGGCGTGGGTTGTACTCGCGGGGGGCGGCGGCGGGGGCGGTTCGACGACCGGAAGCACGCAAACTGCGAGCTATATCGCGACCTTGGGCGATGCGAACAACCTCATCGTGATGAACGTTGCGGCGGCAAATAATTTTACGGTTCCACCGAATTCTAGCGTCGCTTTCCCTCTGTGGACGACGCTCACAATCATTCAACTCGGAGCCGGACAAACCACGCTCGTTTCGGGGGCCGGAGTGACGTTTCTCACTCCATCTTCGCTCACGGTTCGCGCTCAAAACGGAACGGTGTCACTCACGCAAATTGCGACCGATACATGGATAGCGGCGGGGGACTTAACTTAAATGCTCAACATCGGAGTTCGAGTAGCGGGTTCGGGAAAGCATCGCAGCGGTGGCGGCGGCGGAGGCGGCGCGGTTACGCTCTTGGCTCACACGTCGGCGGCTGAAGCGGGTTATGCAACGGGCTTCGTGACGACTCCGGCCATCAACACGACGGGCGCAGACTTCCTGGTGGTCATCGGGCAAAGCGACGACCCCTCGACCGGAGTATTAACGGACAGTAAAGGGAACACTTGGACGCCGAGGGCTTCCACGAGCGGTCCTACTCCTGTCGTCTACGATTGCGCCGCGCCGACCGTTGGATCCGGCCACACGTTCACGATGACTCACGTCGGCGGCTTTACGGCGGCGCTCGCTGTCGCTGCTTTCAGCGGAGTTCACACGAGCCCGTTTGAAGCGGTGGTAAACAAATCCATCGCCTCAGCCAAGGGACAAGCTGGAATCCTCGCGCCGAGCGTGGGCGATTTGGTCATCGTGGGGGCCGCGGGTCAATACCCGACCGTCGCGGCGGGTTCTGCGATTGACAGCGATTTCACCGTCCTCGAAACAGCGGACGGGGCGGGCTTTAGCGAGAGTCATGTCGGGATGGCGTATCTCATCGTCACGGGAGCGAGCGGCGAAGCTCCGCAAACGTGGAACATCGCGACGACTTACGCGGCGGGCGACATCGTCAGTTATCTCGGAGT